GACCGAGATGTTAGAACCAGAAGCAGAATAACTACCACCGATTCTTACCGCAGTAGAGCGAGCAGCATCAACAGTCAGTTGGACCGAAGAGGCGTGCTTAGTAACAAGACCACCAGCGTATGCGGGGGTTGCCATCAAAATCATTACGAGGAGTGCAAGTTTTTTCATGCCAACCTCTAAGTTTGGGTTCACTCCTATTTATCTTTACTTGCAGTTTGCGGTAAACCGAAAGTTTTAATACGGTTTTCCGTTATTAAAGTTTGACACTATATCTCTAAATAATAGTGGTTGCCTTCGGGGACCACACAATCTATTCTCGCTTTTTAAGGAGACAGTAAATGAAACTCACGAAGTTTTCGTCCAAAGATATGGACCAGATTTTTGATGCTGTGAATAAGTACAGCGTTGGTCTGGATGATGTTTTTTACAGGCTGCATTCGTATGGTGCGAATCATCCTGGAGGTCAGTATCCTCCCTATAACATTGTGAAGGAATCCAATGTTAAGTGGAGGATCGAACTAGCACTGGCTGGTTGGGCAAGAGAGGACATTGAGGTAAGCACAGAATCCAATGTTCTCTTGATCACCAGCAAGGCAGCGGCAAGTCCTGTTGAAGGTGAATACATACACCGTGGGGTCGCCAATAGGACTTTCGCTAGAGGTTTCAATCTCTCTGATGATGTTGAGGTTTCTGACGTAACCTTCAACAATGGTCTTTTATCTGTTACACTGAACAAGATTATCCCCGATCATCAGAAGAAACGAGTTTATGAAATCGGCACTTAAAAAGATTATCCTATCTCCAGTCACTCACTTCAACTTGATCACTGTGGGGTTCCTTATTCTTATACAAGGTATCCACCTTCATGCACATCATCATATGGATGTAGACGTTGACAGTTATGTCATATCATTTTGTAGAAAGAACCTGGACACCTGTAAAAGGATAGTCAACCGAGACTGATATATAGTATGCAACTGAAGAGACCACCCTCCTGGGGGTCTCTTTTTGTTTGGAGAAACCTATGAACATGTATGTGAATCTGTGTCCTCCGTACACAGAAAAGAGTGAAACACTGACTATTGACGTACCACCTGAACAGATGGATCAGTTTATGGAGTACGTCCACATTCTTGCGGACGAGAAGAACATTTCTGCTCGCCGTGCATTTACCGACATGGTAAAGTATACTTATGAACAACTAATGGGCAAAGATTATGACCGTAAAAATCGTAAGACTAATCAACGGCGAGGACGTAATCGCTGACATCAAGGAAATCCGTAAGGATGAAGAGACCCCTGGTGCAGTTGCCTATGTCTTCGACAAACCTTACACTGTTCAGATCATTGAGAACACCACAGAGATGTTGTTTGAGGCACCAGCCGCTGATACTCAACCCAAGAAGATCAACGACTTAGACCTCAAGTTCTATCCCTATGTCCCCTTATCGGTAAGGGACAGTGTGGTTTGTTCTGTTCCTAATGTGGTCTTGATTTATGATCCACACCCCAAGGTGATGGACAAATACCGTGAACTTATCGTCGCAATGGAGAACGACAATGCAAGAAACTTTGAAGTTGATTATTCTCACCAACCACCTGTACCTAGTGGGGAAGTTGACGGAGCTGGAGGAGGAGCCGTCGATCCTGATTGAAGATGTGTATCAGGTGGGTGCTGATGGATCCTTACAACTCTACCCAATGCACACCGATCAGCGGTATCTGTTCTTGACAAGCGACCATATTTTCTCTATAGTGGATCCGTCCACTGCTGTGGTCAAACAATACCAATCGATCGGGAAGTCAACTACTGAATGAAGTTCTATACAAACGTTTTGCTGCTAGGTGATAACATCCTCTACCGTGGGTATGAGGGTAAGGAACCTGTGCAATATCGTGAGCGGATTCGTCCTACGCTATTTCTGGTGCCATCTGATCAACGCAAGGAATCGAAGTTCCGCACACTAGATGGGCGTTATGCCCATCCAAAACGTTTCGACGGTGCCCGTGAGGCACGCGAGTTCATCGATCAGTACACCCACGTTGACGGTATTGAGGTACATGGGTACGAGCGATTCGTTTATCAATGGATCGCTGAGAACAATCCTGGTGAGATTGAGTTCGACATGTCTGCAATGAAGATCTACACGATCGACATTGAGGTTGCATGTGAGAACGGTTTCCCTGACGTGCAAGCATGTCAAGAGGAGATGTTGTGCATCACTATGAAGGATGTTACAACGAAGGAAACAATCACCTGGGGTACCAGGGAGTTCGCACCCAAGGATACCGAATACCGCGTCTTCTGGACCGAGCAGGAAATGCTCGCTGACTTCCACAAGTGGTGGACAAACAATACGCCTGACGTGATCACGGGATGGAACTGCAACCTGTACGACATCCCATACATCTGCAGGCGTATCGAACGTATCCTTGGTGAGAAGTGGATGAAATCCCTCTCACCTTGGAACAAAGTCGATATGCGTGAACTGGTTATCAAGGGTCGCACCAACCTCGCTTACGAGGTGGCAGGTGTTACGATCCTTGACTATTTGGATTTATACCAAAAGTTCACCTATACTAACCAGGAATCCTACCGCCTGGACCATATCGCTTATGTTGAGTTGGGTCAAAACAAGCTCGATCACAGTCAGTTTGAGAACTTCAAGGACTTCTATACTTCTGACTGGCAAAGGTTCGTGGAATACAACATCCAAGACGTTAACCTTGTTGATCGTCTTGAAGACAAGATGCGCTTACTGGAGTTGGCGCTGACCCTGGCATATGACGCGAAGGTGAATCTCAGCGATGTGTATTCCCAGGTACGCATGTGGGACACACTGATTTACAATGATCTAACTAAGAGGAACATTGTTGTACCCCCTAAAACTACGTCACAGAAAGATGAAAAGTATGCTGGTGCGTACGTCAAAGAACCTATCCCAGGTGTTTATGACTGGGTGGTCTCTTTTGACCTCAACTCCCTATACCCTCACCTCATTATGCAGTACAACATCTCGCCAGAGACGTTGGTGGATGAGAGGTTCCCAGGAGTCACCGTTGACAAACTCCTCAACAAAGAGGTAACTGCTAACGGTGACTACTGCTTGTGTGCAAATGGTGCCCAGTATCGCAAAGATATCCATGGGTTCCTGCCAGAAATCATGCAACGCATTTACGATGAACGGAAGATTTACAAGAAACGAATGCTGGTCTCGAAGCAGAATCTTGAGAATGCCAAGACACCTGCAGAGACCTTGGCACTTCAAAAGGATGTGTCCAGATTCAACAACATCCAAATGGCAAGAAAGATCCAACTCAACTCTGCCTATGGTGCCATCGGCAACCAATACTTCAGGTATTACAACCTGGCAAATGCTGAGGCGATTACTCTCTCGGGTCAAGTCTCGATTCGTTGGATAGAAAACAAGATGAATGAGTACCTAAATAGGGTGCTCAAGACTGAAGGCGTTGACTATGTTATCGCGTCTGATACCGATTCTATCTATCTACATCTTGGTCCACTTGTTGCTAATATATTTGGCGAACGAGTACATAATAAAGGGCAGATCGTTGACTTTATCGATAAAGCTTGCGAAGGCAAGATTGAAGAGTATATCGAAACGTCGTATCAAGAGTTGGCGAAGCGGGTTAACGCATATGATCAGAAGATGCAGATGAAGCGTGAGACTATCGCTGACAAAGGTATCTGGACTGCCAAGAAGCGATACATTCTCAACGCATGGGACATTGAAGGTGTCCGATACGAACAACCCAAACTCAAGATCATGGGTATCGAAGCAGTTAAGTCTTCGACCCCTGGACCTTGCCGTGTCAAGATTAAGGACGCCCTCAAGATTATGATGAGTGGCAGTGAAGATGAACTGCAGTCATTCGTATCAACCTTCCGTAGTGAGTTTGAACGTATGCCTGTGGAAGAGATTGCATTCCCTCGTGGATGTAATAACATTGCAAAGAACAGTTCACCTCATTCCATCTATGGCAAGTCCTGTCCCATCCACGTACGTGGTGCTCTGCTCTACAACCACTACGTCAAGAAGCACAAACTGACACACAAGTATCCCCTGATTCAGGAAGGGGAGAAGGTCAAGTTTATCTTCCTCAAGAAACCAAACAAGATCAATGAGAACGTTATCTCATTCTTCCAGACCTTGCCGAAGGAGTTTGGACTTGACAAACAGATCGACTATGACCTACAGTTTGAGAAGAGTTTTCTCGACCCACTCAAGGTGATCCTTGACACTATGGGGTGGCATCCTGAACCCCAAGCAACCCTCGACTTTCTATTTGGAGAATAAATACCCATGTCATTTCTGACTGATGTAGTCAAAGACCTAGAAAATGAGTACGCTTCAGTTGTTGCTGATGGCGTTGCTGCAGGTGATGTCAATAACTTTGTTGACACTGGCAGTTATATGTTCAACGCCCTACTTAGTGGTTCGATTTATGGAGGCTTGCCTTCCAATAAGATTACTGCCTTGGCAGGAGAATCGAGCACGGGGAAGACTTTTTTTGCTCTTAGCATCGTTCGTCATTTCCTTGAAACTGATCCTGATGCAGGAGTCATTTATTTTGAGTCTGAGTCCGCCATTTCTAAGTCGATGATTGAAGAGAGGAACATTGATTCCAAACGGATGATCATCGTTCCCGTAACCACTGTTCAAGAGTTCCGTACTCAGTCTCTGAAAGTGGTTGACAAATATCTACAGCAGAAGGCAGAGGATCGTAAACCTCTCATGTTTGTGCTGGACTCTCTTGGTATGCTCTCCACTACCAAGGAGGTTGAGGATGCTGAGGCAGGTAAAGAAACCCGTGACATGACTCGTGCACAGGTTACTAAGTCCATTTTCCGTGTGCTGACTCTTAAGTTGGGCAAAGCAAACATCCCAATGCTGGTTACCAACCATACATATGATGTGGTGGGCGCATATGTCCCTACCAAAGAGATGGGTGGTGGCAGTGGTCTGAAGTATGCTGCTTCTACTATTATCTTCCTCTCTAAGTCTAAGGAGAAAGACGGCAAAGAAGTTGTTGGTAATATCATTAAGTGCCGAGCACAAAAGTCACGTCTAACCAAGGAGAACTCGCTTGTTGAAACACGTCTTTTCTATGACGAACGCGGACTTGACAAGTATTATGGACTACTGGAACTGGGTGAGAAGTACGGAGTCTTCGAGCGGCGGGGTAATCGGGTGGTTGTTGGGGAATCTTCCGTTTATCCTTCTGTTATACTGGCTGATCCCGAAAAATACTTCACCCCCGAAGTGATGCAAGCACTCGATGAGTGTGCAGCAAAGGAGTATGGGTATGGATCTTAAGGATTACATCCGAGTATACGATGATGCTCTCGACAAAAACATCTGTCGGAACATCATTCGTATCTACAAAGAACGTGAAGACCTGGCAGAGTATTGGGATCATGAGGGACGACCTTCCTTTAGCATGGTGAACATCACCAAAGAGGCAGAGGAAGCACAGGATCATGAGTGGATGAAGATTCACAATGAGTTGATCGTTGCAATCCGAACGGTCTCTGAACAGTACATGAATGATCTAAACTGTAGATACCATTGGCCACCTGCAAACACTCTGGAGCAGATTCGTCTCAAGCACTACGAGGCGAATAACCACGACAGGTTTGACTATCATGTAGATGTTGGTGACCATGACTCCGCTCGGCGCTTTCTTGTGCTATTCTTCTATCTGAACGACGTTGAGGAAGGAGGAGAAACACACTTCCCAGACCTGGACTATAAGGTCAAACCCAAGGAAGGGTCCGCATTGCTTTTCCCTCCCACTTGGATGTATCCCCATGCAGGTCTCAAACCTGTGAGCAATGACAAGTACATTATTGGAACTTATCTGCACTACAAGTAATGAAGATTGAGACCATTATTCTGAGTAAACTCATCCTTGATGATGTGTACTGCCGAAAGGTGCTGCCGTTCATCAAGGATGAATATTTTGAGGAGCACACACTCCGAGTCGTCTTCGACGAGATCAGAAACTACATTGATAAATACTCTGGTCTGCCCGAACCCTCCGCCATTCAGATTGAAGTGGAGGATAGGAAAGATGTTTCTGAGCAATCATTCCAAGAGATCTGTGAGTTCTTAAATGACCTTGATACGGATCAATACAATGCTGATTGGTTGTTGGATACCACTGAAAAGTGGTGTAAGGAACGTGCCATTTACCTGGCACTAATGGAGTCCATCAAGATTGCTGATGGACAAGACAAGACACGCACCAAGGATGCTATCCCATCGATCATGTCGGATGCCCTTGGTGTTTGTTTTGATGAGCATGTTGGACACGATTACTTACTAGACGCAGAAGCCCGCTATGACTATTACCACCGCAAGG